GAATAATAACCGTAAAATAATTTGTTTGACTTTTAACATCATTACTATCATAGAAGTCCAACTTGAAGAAGGAATTTCTAAAAGGTCGACTGAAGTAGTAAACCTCTGTTGATGAGAATCCTTCCGCCAAATAACTGTTAACCCATAAGTTAGTACTTGCAACAGTTGTTGAACTTACAGATGTAACCCCACTTGAATAGAACCTGAAATCATAATGAACACTTGTTCTATTATCATTTGGTGGATTGTATTCATCATGATAAAACCTTGATACTTCAAAATCCGTCGCAGTACCAATAATTTCATCAATTACTGTAGATTCGTAATCTTCAATACTATCTTGTTTACCAAGGAAATCCCAATTAACTTCAACGGGTAATTGAAGTCCTTGGTTTACATCTGAAAGTTTTAAATAAAATTTATTCACAAGGGTCACTTATTGGTTGTCTGGTTATGGTTTGTTCAATATAATTAGTTCCTTCAGGAATAATTCTAAAAATAAAATTTTCATGAGGATAGTGAACACCGTTTAAAAATGGATAATCAACACCCAATCCAGTACTGTCAACATACCCATAAGGGTATAAATCTCTCCAAATGAATTTATCATTTGTTGATGTGAAATATGCGTAGTTCGGAATATTTTCAACCAATTTTTTATCACCTTCCTCTATATAATCCGAAAAAACTCTAATTGTCATTGAGTGTAATGGATTATAATAATATCCTCTTTGGTTGGAGGCTGTAGTATCGTTTGATTGATTTATATTAAATAAATTTGGGTTAAATTTTATTTTATGGTAAACACGAGAAATTACTCTTTCAGTTTGTTCAAAATCATTCCACTCACATAAATCACCATCCAATACATCATCTTTTTGTAATGTATTCAAATAGGTGAAATTATAGTCATTACCATTTATCGTTTTTTGATAGTCTGAAAATGTGAAATTGGTATTCGATAATGAATTGTTATTATCCCACCAAGGATTAGGAACTGTTGTTGTTCCTGATGATGGTATATTAAAGTCCCATCCTTGTTTCATAGGGTAATAATTTCCAGTCTGAGAATTATTAACTCCAAATGTCCATCCAAAATACCCTTTCCACATAACGGTAAAAAATAATTCAGAAACAGGTCTCTTTTGATTATCCAACAAATTATTAATATCTACAATGTTATTTACTGTAACTGAATAAGCTTGAGATCCTTCTTTAACTGATATTCTTGATGTTAAATTAGGGGTTAAATTTGCTGGTTCAAATTTTTTAACATTTCTAAATGCTGTCTGTTCGAATCCTGTTTTAGTAACAATAACATCATCAATATTTGTTAATATTTTATTTTTTCTTATATAATATTTTGAGATAGTATCATCAACATTATCTCTTGATATAACTCTTCGAGCAGTACCTTGCCCTCCATCATTAAATGTTGTACCAGTATATCCTACATTAATGATATTAAACACATATTCTTCACTACCAAATATGTTATCACCCAATGAATATACTTGATAAACATCATTAACACTAGTTCCAGTGTATCTGAAATTGGAACTAACTTTAAAGAAATCTCCAACACTCATCCCGTGTTTAATAGGACATCTAAATCCAATTATATTTCTTCCATTATATGTTGATTGTTTAATAACGAATGGAATACCATCACTAACTCCCCAATTTACCGTTGGGAATGTAGGATTTGGCTCATTCGGTACTTTGAATGTTGCTCGTAATTGTTTATTATAATCATTCTCATAAGCATAACTGATGAAAAAGTTCCAATTATAACTTGATGCACTTTTAGTTGCGAAGTTTACATGAGCAGGTGTTGAACCCGATGATGCCGTATATCCTGATACATTATTATCATATCGAATAAAATCAAATTCATTATACAATGGAAATCCACCCCATGGGAAATTTGAGTTTGGGTCACATCTTTGAATAACTGTTTCCAAAGCGTTAACATAATACAAATTCTGTTCAAAAGGCGGGTATGGTGGATTTCCAATAGTCGAGCCAGTATAAGCGTTTTTAAATATTATTGAGAACTTACAAGCCGGTCTGAATTTGTTAGAACTTTCCCTTTCTTGTAAAAAAGTTTCTTCCAAATTTACGTTGGCGGTTCTTTCATATTCAACCATTTGTTTTTGAGTTTCCTCCAAATCAAGTGGAATTGATAAATCGGTATTAGGTGATCCTTTATATCTAAACGAACCTAAAACTATTCTTGTATCATTTCTATTACCCATTTATTCTGTTATGTTTTCAAAGTTTATCCATTTCTTAATAAATCTATCCCATGCGGTTTTACCATTTTTCAACCCAAAATAAAAATAATATGGGGCACCAACTGTAACCGCATTCGATTGGGGACTATTTGTATTCCAAGATGGTCGCGATGCGTCGTATTGATTGTAATTTGGTGATAATGGATTACTGTCATACGAATAAATATATCCTTTAGAATCTCTTGAGAACGAACTATTACTTCTGAAATATCTTGAGTTTGTATCTAACCTATCCAATGATTGATATCTTCTTTTAAAGAACGATGTTGAAATCGGTGTGGTGAACCATGTGTTACTCTGTGAACCAAATATGTTATTGTATGGTGATCCGGCTGAATTCTCATTGTTATTTATTTGCCACTGGTAAAATGGCACTTCTTGTGAATAAACAAAGAAATTACTAAAAGCACAGCTACTATTCGGAGATGCTAGCGGATTAATAATTGTTCTCTTTGGTGAAAGATAGTCTCTAGTTTGTGAATCAGATGAAAAGAATATACCAAATACAGGATCATCACTTCGAGTACTTACAAAATAAATTGGATCCTGATCATTTGGTCCACCAATTGGTGGATAATTATCAGCATCAAATTCAACAACACCCAATTCTGAATTTATTGAAATCATTTGAGCATAATCACCATCAACAAAGTTTTTATACTCATCTCTACCATTGAAATAACTCTTAACATTTGCTCCTCCAGTACCTAATAAATTTTGAATAAAGCTGTTATTAATTAATCTACTTACAATTAGGATATTAAGAATTTCAGATACATCTTTATATGTTGTATCGGATAATCTGTTCATTATATATCCATCATATTCATTAGTAAGTACTAATTCTTGTGTGAAGTCATTTCTAGGTCCTAAATCAACAATAGTTGTTGGGAATTTAAGATTTCTTTCATTACCTTTATATGTCCCAACTGTAGGTGCTCTTCTATTAGCCCCAATAAATGTTCCCGATTGTGTTGTTGATCCTGAGATGTATGGGCTACTTCTATAATAATAGTTATTAGTCGGATGTAGTATTACAGTATCTTTACAATAATTACGTACAGGGTTGTTATTAATGTCGAAAAATGTATCGTTTTTGAAGGAGAAGGCATATAATGTACCATTAATCCAATTATTCGTAAACATATGCGACCATATATTTCTACAAGCAGCATAGTTAATTTGTATCCTATTTGTCCATTCGTTTAATAATGAAAAATCTTTAATTATTGAGGCAAATGGTGCTGTTATAAGTACATAACAACCATTATCGATGATAAGTGCGTTATTTACACCATTTTCATAACAAACATTGGGTCTTTCTAAAACAGTAATTTCATTACCATCTGGAGTATAACAACCTAATGGTACTAATGATTCGCATGAAAATGTATTTAATATTGGTACTCCTTCCGGATTATCCTCAGCATTCTGTGCTATATCACCAAAGTTTGGTGTGTTAAGAGGTGATGATGTACTAGATCCAAATAAACCTCCAGTTCCTCCACTTCCATCATCATCTTCATTTATGGTATATACCGTAAATAATGGGTTAGAAAATAATGGGAAAACATTCTGTAAATCTTGAATATATGATGTTGAGATAGGTAACCTATCCGATCTCATTACGATTCTACCCTCAGACGCCATTGTAGTGGTATATGAATATGATAAATTATATAATAAGTAAGATGGGGCGTAATAATAAGACACCCCTTTTGGTCTATTATCGTTAGGATCTAAATCAGGACCTAAACTACATTGTCCAGCCCCACCATTTAAACATAATACTTGATTCATAAATGTACCACCTTCAACAATTTGATTCGGCCAATATGAACGATAATATATGTTTGGACTTTTATGTCTATCAAGCCCTATACGATCTTGATCCCCATTTAAAATAGGATATCTTTCTTCTTGAAGATCACGTATTCTTCTGAATTCAACTTGAAATGCGTTTCTTAATTGTTCAGTATATCGTGGGGGGTAACCTCTGTTGTTTGACTGATAATCTCTATTCAGTTTTAAATATACTGGATTGTCTTGTGTTGTAGGGTTTGTGTTACTATTATTTGTAACATCACTAACATCTCTAGCATTATCCAAATAAGAATAAAATGTTGTTTTATCTAATTGTGAATAATATTTAGGTAATCCTGAATTAAATTCAATAAAACTAGATGTACCTACAGTATTTGGTTTATAACGATATGATGGATAATACAAATATTGTCCACTATCAGAATCAAACCCATCGACATTATTATTGTGTCTAGTATTTTTAATACCTCCATTAATTGGTATGTTTAGTTTAAAATTATCACCTCTAACTACAAATCTTGGAAGGGGGGATTGTAAGGGATCGATACATCCAGGATTATAATAAGGATTACAATTTGAACTAAAATCAAATCTATTCCAGTTATTTATTCCCAAGTTTGTTGGGGGAACTGGAGTTCTAGCCCATATAGGCGAAGAGAATGGATTAATAACACCTGATAAATCATACTCAACTTCACCTCTCTTGGAATACGGGTCAACTCCTCTTACTAAGAATACAAGAACTTGATTTTCAAAATTATTAAATGATTGTGCAGGACTAACACGATATGTACCTGTTTGATAAAATCTATTAGTATTAGATTGACCTCGATATTGATTTTGAACAAAATCGTTATCATCAACTCTCATTGTAACAATATTAGTACGGGTAAACAATGCGTGATGTAATGTACCAGGATAGTTGGGGTAATGTTTACCAGAAAAAGGAAATGAATAATCAAATTGATAATTTTCAGGATTTCCTGGTTGTCCATAAAGAAAACTATAAAAATTAGCAATAGTGTCTGCAGTAATAACTTGAAAATATTCAATATCCATTGGATATTTATTATATTCTACTTCATCAACCCCATCATTAATTAGATAGGTTGTTACATTATCTCCCGTCCCATCAAATTTAGCCCAATTAACATCAATACTCGTAGGTCCAGTGTTAATAGTTTGTCCTGTAGTGGCAGTATTACCAAATTGATTTGTCGTATTTCCTGTTAGATTTCTATCACTTGATAATTCAGGATTTTGGAATGTTACTAGTTTACCTGATGTAAATTCACCTAATTTTTCAGGTTTTACCATCAAAACTAATACATTATCAAAATGATATGGTGCTTCAGTGCCAAACACAATCCATTTGTCGGTGAATGAAAAAGGATCGTCACGCCAATCAGGATAACCATTTAATGTTGGTCTGAATGACACTCTAATTCTATTTCCACCACCCCAAGGATTGGTTGAATTTCTTACATCTTGATTTTGAGGAAACCAATCCCCATCCTGACCAGTAACATAATAATCCCATTCAGTAGTCCTATTACCATCATAGTATGCTGATTTTAAATTAAAAAGATTTAATCTCTCGAAAATTGGGATACTTGTTGTAAATATCTTTCTACCGTTTAATAAATCTTGCATTTGAGGTGCAAATGTACCTGGCGATGGTAATCCGGGATCGTATGGTTTTCCTGTTAATAAAAGTTGTTCAGAAAATGTTAAATAATTGGGTTCGTCTAAGAAATTAGTCTGTGGATCACAAAAAGGACTATATTGTCCACACCAAACACCGTTTAGTTGACTGATTTGATCATAAGGATATGTAAAACTAGCGGGATTGGGGTTCTGTTCACCATGTCTATCTTGCCAAAGTCCTGCTGGTCGTGTATATTGACTGAAAGACCATAGTGGTGTTAAATATCCTTGTTGAGTTAATGCCTCGTCAATTGCTGTTTGTGCCGCTGAAGGACCCGGACCTGTTGCGTCACCCCCTTCTTTACAGTTACACAAATCACAATCAGGATAAGATAAATTTGGTAATCTTAAGTTTGCAATTTTTCTCCAAAGTGAACTACCAAATGTTAAAACATATAATAATCCCGCCAATAGATGTGAAACTATTAATAATATATATAATATTGGTCTAGCGATATATAACAAAATAATAAATAACAAATATTGTGAATCAAATCTATAAAAAGCATCATTAGTAGGGAACTTAACGTTTTCACTTTCACAAGCATCGTCCAAGATATTTCTTATTGAAATTGTTCTATTAGGTAAATAACCCCTTCTATATTGGTCTATTAATTGTGTTACAGTATAAACTTTATTAAATGACATTAAATAAAAATAATCCTCACAATCTATAGCGGCTTGAGGATCAACATATTCATCCCAATCTAAACTAAAAGCGTATGATTTATAAACATTTGGATTTGACACTCCCGGATCATTTCCACCTGATGTCCAACCATATTCTCTAATATTTGGAACTAAGAAATACGCTCTTTTAATTGGATCAGATAACTTAGGTGATTGATTCCATTTAATTTTAAATCTATATTTTCCTCTTGTCGGGATACCAACACTTGGATCGTTAGATATAACTCTTTCACCAAATTCATTAGTGAAGACATAATCCAAATTCATTGGTACATCAATTAACCATGTACCATTATCATCAATAACTTGTCCTCCTGAGTCCAATTCAAAAACTTCAAGTATTGGTCTACCTTGATTATCTTGTTGTATTGTTTGTCTAATTGCTAAAATTTCACCAGGTCCAGCAACTAATCCACATAAATCACCTTGTTTTGGTTTTATTTTACAATTACTTTTTTGAGATTGATCATCCCCTGATGAAATAATAGAACCCATGAATATCGCAGTTGGTGTGATATTCACATTTGATTCCGCAGTGATATCGAAGTCAGTTCTTGTTATACCAATACTACAAACATCAGTTTCTCCCCAAAAAGGATCAACATTTATTGTTCTGTTAAATGATATAATCTGAGGTAAACTATTTAAATTACTTGATGATTTAAATGAAGCACCTGCAACCTGAGATTCTGTCGCAACACCAGCTCTAATTAAGTCCTGTGGTGATAATGAGAATTCACCGATGTCTGATAAGTCAATGTCAACATGAATCGTTTGTGAACCAAGTGGGACACCAAATATCATATAGTCACCACTGTCATTCGTTTGTGTTGTGAACTTATAATACTTATCATAAACTTCAATCACATTGGTGTCAATCAAAGCATCTTCTCTATCAGGAAAACTACCTGTAGGGACGTGAGCACTATATGATTTTGTGTATGGTAATAAATTATATCTATACCCATCCTCGTTGACATCAGATAGTGATTTATACGGATATAAAGTTGATATTACAGGATTTTCTTCATCTTCACTTGAAAGTGGAATAAATAGAGATACCTTACAATTTGGTAAACCTAATCCATTATTTGCAGATATTCTACCAATGATAACACCATAATCGGAACATTGTCTATTATAAACTTGACTTGATAATATTTTAAGAGAAAGTATCTCTAACTGTTCAAAATCCTGATCTAATAGTAATTTAATGGATTTATCAACCCCAACTTGGGTTCTTATTCTATATGTATTTGACATTAATTTATCTTTTTAAATAAATACTTTATTTGACTTTTTCAAAAAGATAAATCAATTATGGGGGAAATAAATTATTAGGAGAAATTGACGGTAGATAAATTCTTAACTCTCACATTAATATCCTTACCAGAAAATCTAACCTGATACGTTTGACTCGGTTCCGCAAATATGGTATCGTCAATTAATTCTATCTGTTTTGTATTACTATCCAAATATCTTTGTGAAGTTTGAGATGATGAATATTGTCCTCCCACCTTATTAAAAATTAAAATATCGGCAACTGATATAATTCCATTTTGAGATTGGATTATTCTTCTGATTTCAGATACATTAACATTTTGTCCCATTTCTCTTGATTTTGGACTCATATATTCACTAACACTATCGGCAATTTGAGCGATAACCGCCCCCTGATTCTGACTATTATCCAAGACAACATCAATTGTAAACGATAAGTCAATTACATTTGCAGATTCAATTGATATATAATCATTTATCATTCTATAGTTTGATAGATAGTTCGCAATATTACTTTTAAGTGTGTTTGAGGTGATTTCAGTTAGATTTCCTGACTCATCATAAGATAGAATCTTAATTTTAATTTTGTTATTCTCCTCAGTTATTGATACCTTTGCAGGTGCTCCAAATTGAGACGGCATTGTTCTTATTATTGATTCATAATCATTAACAGTTACCGCCCTGTTTTGTGCAGCAAAGTTAAATGCCACCAAGTTTCTAACCTCTTCGGTTGTTGGATTTGGTGCCCCTCCAATAGCTGCAGTGACATTAGTACAAGATAATGAATTAACCACACTTGTATTAACTGAATCTGAAGGACCGTTAACAAAGAATGAAACAGTACCTATTTGAGTTATCACATTAACACCTAAATTACTAGATGTTCCTCCACCTATTCTATATTGAACAAATAATGTCGTATTCGCCTTAAGTGTACTACCTAAAGCAAAGTTATTAGAGTACTTGTATAAATCTAACTGATATCCATTTCTTGCGAATTCTCTCAATTGTTCATCAGCCGATTGACTTCCACCTCCGAATGTCATTTTAAAGAATCCTTCAGGTGTGTATTCTGTTATAAATTTGGTTGAGGTTGTAATATATTTTCCAACCTTTATACCAGGGTTATCAGCAACTTTAGTTGGATCCTCAACAAAAACTCTATCTTCCGCCAAAGCTTTTACTTCATACCATCTATTATCTAATCCCAAAAATTCTTGTACTGAGGGTATGTTAGCATATTGTGTACCATCTTTTAATAACACACTTGTCACCCCTAAAACATTTCTTTCAGGTAAAAATAATTCAAAGAATGGTTTAATATCGTTTGGTGTTATTACTCTTTTGAACACTTTAGTGATACCATTAACAACCGTTTCTTGTTTAACAATAGTGTAGTTTAACAATCTATTTCCTGAATCAAAATTAGGTATTTTTAACCTATTTGGGAATCCTTCAGCATTTACTGCCGAAGCAAAATCAATATCATAAACGGTTTCAAATACTTGTCCCGCACCATTAATCTGAGCCCCTCTTCTTAATATACCACAATATCTTAAATCTTCTCTATCACCAAATGCTGGTACTGTTATCGAGAAATTAACTAACGCAACTGATGGTCTTTGTCCGGGGATTTTTAAACCATAAGTTTTAGCTATGTTAAAAATAGATGAACGTTGTTGTGCAAATTGTAATACAGTTTCTTGTATACTTCTATCTATATTAAATTGTAAGTTATCTGATACCGCAGCGTTTAAATCCAATAATGCGGAGAAAACCGAAGCATCATTGAAATTATCAATTAAATCAGGATAATATGTTCGAGTAAAGTTTATTAATTCAGTTCTTATTGACTGAAAATCCCTGGTTGTATATGATATTTTTTTATTCGCCATAATATTAAATATTGATAATTATAAAATCACTTGAGTTAAATGCTGTATCGGTAACCAAGTAATCTATTTTGATTTTCGCGGTATGTTCAGCTTGACTAATTCCTGGTACTGTAAAAACTCTTTCATTATTGTCGTTGATATATGTACCCTTATCTTCTTCACCTTCAGATGCCGGATTTATTGTTATATTTGTAACTGTAATGCCCGGTAAATATTCAGTAACTGAATCCCTTATTTCGGCTTCCAAATCAGAGAAAGTCGGTCCATCCATTGGTTCAAAAATGTATTCATATAATCTAGTACCAAAATCAGGTAAATAATATCTTGTACCTTTCCTTGTTAAGAGAAGGTGAATTAAGTTAGTTCTTACTTCCTCATCTGTTGTTTGAGATAAACTTAAATAGTTTCCAAGATATGAATCTCGGAATGGAAAGTTTATACCATATGTAAATCCATCTGCCATATTGATAAATATAATGTTTGAATTATTTCTATAAATACCATAAAACAAAAAATCACGACATAATGTCGTGATTCTTATTTTTTACGATGAACAACCGAAACAATCGAATGGTGAATCGTCAGGTTTTGTCTTTATTTGATCAACGTGAGGTAATGTTGGTGTTGTCCTTGGTTTGTCCATCTTAGATATGTCCATAGCCAAATGTTTGGCACCAGTTGATATTGCCTTAGTTCTAATATAATAACATAATGTCTTCAATCCTTTCTGCCAAGCGTGGAAATGTGATGATGTTATTTTTGTTAAGGTGGGATTACCCATATAGATATTCATTGATTGTGATTGGTCAATAAATGGACCTCTATCTGCCGCCATATCAATCAATTCCCTCTGTGATATCTCCCATATTGTTTTGTACTTCTTAATCAAGTGTTCAATTCTTTTAACTTTTTGATTGTACTTTTTATCTTCCGGATCAAGGTGGTTATTGAAGTTAATATTTTGTATCGAACCTTCGTTATATATAATTTCATTTTTCAAATCTTCACCCCATATTCCAAGTTTCTCAAAGTCAGCAATTAGATACTTGTTAACAATCGTAATCTCACCACCAACTACACGTCTATTGAATATTGCGGAATGGGCAGGTTCAGTCATCTCATATGAACCTGTAATCTTGGCGGAACTTGCAACTGGCATCTGAGCTGTAAACAATGAATTACATACACCATATTTGATTACACTATCTTTTAATAGTAACCACGGCCATCTACCTGATAAGTTATCCTCTGTCAATCCCCACATATCAAATTGGAATGTACCTTTTGACATTGGTGACCCTACAAAGAAATCATACGCTTTGTATTCACCACTTTTAACTAATTTATTACTCTCTTTAATCGCAGCATAATAAATTGTTTCAAAGATATCTTTATTAAGTTGTTTTGCCTCAGGTGATGTAAATTCATAATCCATTAGATAGAATACATCCGCTAATCCTTGTGTTCCAATCGCAATTGATCTTTGTTCTCTTCCACCCTTTTCACCTTTTGATGTTGAGTAGTTATTAATATCAATAACCTTGTTCAACGCTCTAACAACCTTTCTTGTTTCTCTATATAACAATTCAAAATCAAATGTACCATCTTTAACAAAGTTCTTTAATACCATTGAAGATAATGTACAGATTGCCGTTGTTTTCTCATCCGTATATTGATAGATTTCATTACAAAGGTTCGATTGTCTAATCACCCCAATGTTTTGATGGTTTGTCTTTTTGTTTGCATTATCTTTAGAACATAGATAAGGAACACCAGTCT